CTTCTCGAGGTATTCATCTCCCGGCCCGGGCTGCGTGCGCTGGACCAGCTCGTAGGCCTCGTCTGCCTTGATCTTGAAGCCCGCCCCAAGCAAGATCGCCGAAACCTGGGCGTTGTACATCGGGTTGATGACCTTGTCGTCGAGGACCGTGAAGCCCGGGAGTTCCGCGGCCGCGAGGCCCATGGAGAAGAGCGCTGGCCGGTTAAGATCCCAGGTGAGGCCGAGGAAGTCCCGGGTCAGCGACTCGCCGAGGATCTTCCGGTCGTACTTGACGATAGCATCCGTCGTCCCCTGCTGGATCTCCGCGAGGTTGTAGGAGCCGCCGCCCTCCGCCTTCGTCGGCAGGTTCGACCCGAGCGCGAGGAGCCGGAGCTGCATATCGACATACTCCAGCATCTTCATGACGATCTCGTGGCCCTGGCCGGGACCAGGGAGAACGTCGAGGAGATCGAGTTTGTCTTTGACGAAGAAGTGCTGGCTCCTCTGCTTCTCAAGCTCGGTGATGAAGCTGTTGACGATCGCGGCGTTCGTCTTGCCCGTCGAGGCGCTCCGCGCGTTGTCGACGCTCGCGACCATGAATCCCTGGGCCCACCGCTCGGCGCCCTGGAGGCCCATCTTGAGCAGGACCTCCCGAGCGCGCCAGAGGAAGAACATGGAGTCGTAGAGGCCCTGACCGTATCCCAGCGAAGCCTCCGCGTCGGAGTAGATGTGCTTGACGTACCACTCGGGGTGCTCCCATTTCTCCCAGCCCCGGGTGATCGGGGAGAACATCTTCCACGTCGCGACGTAGCGCTCGTTCGGCGTCCCGAGGTCCACGCGTTCGACGGTCTTGTCGAACCGCCGGCGGTCGACGTCCTCGATCAGGGTAGGGACCCAGCACTGGCGGGGGATACCATCTGGGCAGGTGACCCATTTCTTCTCGCCGACGATCCTCCCGTAGGCGGATCCGCGGAAGACGGCTTCGGAGAGATTGAAAAGCGCGACGGCCAATCGCTTCGTCCCGACCCGGATCATCTGCTCCAGGAATGCAGAGGCCGTCTTGTCCGCGGGCTTCGTCGATGCCGGCTTGAGTTCCCACCTCGAGCCGGCGACCATGTGCTTGCGGACCTGCTTCAGGTGCATGATCGTCGCGTCGAGGTCGAATTTCTCATACGCCGCGGGATCCCGTGCGAGCGCGATGGACTGGTCGAAGAGGTTTCCCGACTCGAGGACGGCGCCGAGGGCGTTCCCGTAGAGCTGCTTGTGCGTCTTGTGCCGGACCTGGAGGGGCATGGACATCGGTCACCTCGTAGAGCAAATCACCATTCGCCGGCCCCTTCCCATCCTCGGGAGTCGGTGAAGTCGAATTTTCTTTTCCCCTGCTCGCCCCGCTCGTCGAGATCCTCGTCGTCGCCGCGGTCCTCGCCCTCGGACTTCTTCGGATCCGGCGTCTCGATGGCCGAACTCGAGAGCGGGGTCAGGAGGAGGCGGTTGAAGGCGAGGCTGGCCGCGTCCATCATGTCGATGAGCATGTCGCCCTCGGGAGACGCGACGTGGAGCTGCTCGAGGAAGTCATGGTTCCAGCGTCCTCGGACGAGCGTCACGTTTCCCGCCTCGGCCTGGGAAGCCAGCGCCCCCGCACGCACGAACTTGTCGCCCGTGACCTTCACGCTCTCGGCGCGGTATCCCGCAAGCATCCGGATGAGCGCGCTATTCTGGGTGATCCCGCCAGACCCCGGCTCCTCCTCGATGAGGACCCGCGTTGACTCCCCGTCCAGCATCGCGGCCTGAAGGATTACGCCGTCGCGCGGTCCCGGGGTCCACTTCCCGTGGATGGCGTGCTCGACGACAAACTGCCCCGTCAGGGTCCGACTCATGAGAACCCCCGCGGTCTCTTTCGAGGTCGGAGTGTCCGTCGCCGCCAGGTCCCACGCGCGGTAACGCGCGATGACCTCGACGGGCGGGAAGTCCAGGAACTTCGTGAACCACGAACGGTCGAATATCCCACCGCGATCGCGGACGTCCCAGTCGCCCTTGATGAGCCGCGCGCGCGTCACGGGGTCGAGTTTTGCGAGGCCCTTGAGATAGGCCTGGATGTCCACGTAGGGGTTGTCGTAGATCGTCGCGGGGATGAACGCGCGGTCGGCCGAAGGCTCGGCGTCCACGTAGCGGACTTTGACCCATTCATGGCCGGGGCCGCCCGGGTTCGAGCCCCCGCGCCAGCGAAGGGGGATCTTCGAGCCGACGCGCCGGCGGAGGCGGGAGTGGAAGAACATCGCCTCCCGTTCCTGGAAGTCGGTGAGCTCGTCAATCCCGATGAACTGATACTCGCCGCCCTTGTAGCGTTTGAGGTCCGCCGGGTTGTCCATGTGGCCGAAGTTCAAGGACCCTCCGACGGGGAAGTCCCAGCGCTTGTTCGTGCCGTCCCAGTGCGCATCGCTCCCGTCGAGCCACTCGTGCGAAAGGGAGAGCAGACCGCCAGGTTGCGCCAGGTCGGGATAGTTGCGGCGGACGAGCAGGCCGTTGTAGTCTGGCTGGTCCGCGTACTGGAGAGAAGCTGCGAGGAGCGCCCAGCTTTTCCCGGGGCCCGCGGCGCCGCCGAAGAAAAGCTCTTCGACATCGTCGAGGCAGAGGAAGAGGTGCTGCTTCGGATGCGGCGTCCCCTTGATGTACTTCGACCACTTCGGCGTGAAGGCGCGGTAGATCCGCCAGGCGAGGTCGAGCGGACTTGAGATCTCGGGGGTCAGCATCTCACGCGCCCCCCTCATGGCCGTTGCCGTTCCCGTTTCCGCCGCCGGCGGGGACGACCTCCGCCTGGACCTCGAGGAGTTCGGTCTCCCTAGGATGGACGATCTGGTCGGCCAGGCGCAGGCGCGTCGCAAGGTCGATGACGCTCACGAGCTGCTCGGCCGTCGGGTTGAAGAGGACAGGCGTCCCGGAGACCCCTCCTACCGGCACGCCCTGGTTGATTTGGATGTTCGTCACACCGGCGACCTCGGGGGAGGCTAGGATGCTCACGCGTTTCAGGAGTTCGATCGTGAGCGCGTGATCGCCTTTTTTGGAACACTCAAGGGCCGTGAGCCATAGTTGCGCGGCGGCCGACTTATTGCCGCACTTGAGTTTCAGCAAGGCATTCCGGATCTGCTGATTGAGCAGAATTATCCGGCCGGGTTTCCTGCCCGCTGGATTCCCGCTCTGCCCAGGCCGGAACTTGTGAGACGTGAACTCTGGGGCTTCTTTGTGCTTCTCCGTGTTGGCTGGGGCGAGGGCCGATGGGGGGAGAGACGCTCCCGCCGGATTCGCGGGAAGGGATTGATCCATGTACGTCCTCTCCCCGAGCTACTTCATGCGGCCTCCGCGAGATACTGCGCGCTAACGAAGGAACTATCCCCCGTGGAGGCAGGGACGTCAACGTGACGCCGAGGCGTTACGAATCGAGTAGCGGATCGTATCTCTGCTACACGGCCTTCAAACGGCGTTTTAAGGCCCGTAGGCCGTTCTTGAGCACGGCCCGAAGAAGTTGACTGCGATCCAGGTAGACGGGACTCGTGCGGCCGCGACGGCCTATCTTCGGGAGGCGCACGCCGGCGCGGCGGAACATGGACTTGATGCGGGATTCGCTCGCGCCGAGTTCGCAGGCGATGGCCTTCCAGCCGATGATACGGTTCGAGTGGATCACAGGACCACCCTCGCCGCATCATGATCCGCGTAGCAGTAAAACCACTCGTTCTCGTCCACGAAGAAGCCCTGCCCTTGGGGAGTGACCCAGATCGTTCCCCCGATATCCCGATCATGAGGACCCCAAGTCCGGATGACTATCATTTCACCCACACGCATTTCAATGCGGCGCGGCAGATGGCGAGGGGAATGGTGTTCCCATTCACCATGTCGTGGCCACCGAACCTAACATCAACACCATAGATATCCGGATAGTGATTGGTCACTGAAAGCTCGAACCCACGATTGACCAGCCGGATTACCTTCTCCACCACCCCCCACGCCGCCGAGATATCTGTGCTGAAGTCTGGCAGATTCATCGGCGCTACCAAGGCCGAACCCACGACCTTCACCCTCTCGTAATCATCCGGGCTTACAAACAGATCATTGAGGAGAACTGTCTCTCCCGATTGCACATCGATACTTACCGACCCCTCAGCGATACGCTTCCATCCGAAAATACGTTCCGCCACGAGCGCGTCGAGTTCGCGTCCGGCGGGCATCGAGTCGATGTCTATTCTCACATCGGCCTCCCCTTCGTGTCCCTGAAGTTCTTGAAGTCCTTGGCCGCCCGACGCTCCACCACTTCGCGCCATCGCAAGTACGCCTTGCGGACGGCATCACGAACCCCTGGAGCAAGACGGCTCGGCCGCTTAGGCTTCATGCCCAACCACCTCCCTC